GATTACTCCATCACTGCTCGAGAGCAATTGAAGACACTAGAGAAGACTGTGATGGCAAATATAATATTATCACCTTGGTCAGTGATTGTATACGAGATGTCCATATCCATGATCCCTGTCTGTATCATCACTACAGTGCATATCGACCACAGCTTCTGAGCGATGCCCTCCATACCTCCCAAGTGCTCATAGTGAACCAACGATGAAGCCGGAGGATATAGCTGCTCAACCCCATCTGGCCTACACCCGTTGACTCTCACCATCATGCAGCACCTCTCGAAGAACGAGTGGACGGTGGTGAAGACTCTTGACACCCCAAATAAGTCATTGATAGCTCCTCCAGGACCATCGACTGCTGCTTTCCTCCAGAGTGAGTTCCAAGTTGACAGATCGAGCTCGAGCATCAGTCTAGCTGTATCATCGGAAGCGAGAGGACGCGTCATATCGAGAAAGCGCTGGTGCACTTTCACCTTGTCGTCGGTCATGGTAATCTGAGGGAAGTATTTGAGGATCGTCTGAGCGAGGTTTGCTTCGTGACATGCAAAGAAAACACGCATTTCAATACACAACATGGCGAACATCCGAGCAGCTAGCTTGAATTCTCTCTCCTTGGGATACATTGAACAGACCAGCAGACGAAGGGGAATTGATCCACTTTCCACCATTTTGACGATGTCTTCCACAGAAAAATCTTGTCGCTTAAGAATCTCGAGTAGCAATCGTCTCTCTGTTGAAGCTTGGCCTCCATCCCAAGTCTTGTGCTTGTCATGAAGCTCAAGGGATATAGCCTTGTCATCGAGCAAATCTAGATAATTCTCGAACGTTTCGAGAGTGAACTCCTTCCCGAAGTGAGCATCATCCCAGTCTCTAATCGGGTATGAGTGCCTGTTTACCGATAGAGTTTGTGACACGTAGAGAGCCTCGAGCCTCGTTCCAGGCGTGTTGAAGACAACTGTAGGCCATCGATGGTGCTTCTTTATGAATGCTTCGGAGAACATTTGGCAGAATACAGCTCGGTGGACAGACACACTTTCTCCT